TCGTTGCGAACTCGCAGTTCAGAGACATAGGTCAAAATGGTGATGACTCATCCGAAACAACTGCAATACAATTTGACGTTGGTGGCAACTTCGCACACCACAACTACTTTTATAGATCAGACAATGTAAGCACAGTTGGTGGTAACATCTATCACGAAGGACCCGTTGAAAATTCTGTGACATTGGCCGACAATACAAGTGGTGCCACAGACACTGGCATACAATTCAACTCTCACACAGAGAATCATGTCAAGGTTGAATACATCATTGCACGTGGAAGTAGTAGACAGTCGGGCACACTGCACATCAATGGAACCAGTGCGTCAATGAACATAGACGACAGTAGATTTCCATCTGCTGGTGTTGGTATTACATTCAGTGTGGTTGCGGCAACTGGTAAGGTGCAATTCACTTCTACAAACACTGGTGATGACGCAACATTAAAGTATCGTATAATTCGTTTCGTTTAGACCTAATTATCCACACTTTCCAAAATAATATACTTTACTAAAGAGCCTTTTGAAGTTATTATAAGTAAGACATCAAATGAATACAATCAAAGAAATATTAATAGAAAAAAGAGACGGCACAAAAGAACCGTTGGATGTGAACAAGATGCATTTTGTCGTTGAGCAGGCTTGCGAGGATCTAACAGGTGTGTCTGCCTCACAGATAGAAATGAATTCCCAAATACAATTTACAAGCGGCATGACATCACGTGACATACAGGACATACTGATACGTTCTGCAAACGACTTGATCAGTTTGGAAGCACCCAACTATCAATATGCGGCGGCAAGACTTCTGCTTTGGAACGTGTACAAAGAAGTGTTCGGACAGTTCCAACCCAAACATTTTACAAATGTAATCATACAGAACGTGAAACGTGGTGTGTACGATCATGCAATCTTGGACAACTACACAAGAACAGAATTAAAAAAATTAAACACATGGATCAAACATGACAGAGATCTTGACTTTACATATGCAGGACTAAGACAGGTTGTGGACAAGTATCTTGTGCAGGACAGAAGCACAGGTGAAGTCTACGAAACACCACAGTTCATGTACATGATGATTGCGGCAACACTGTTCGCAGATTATCCAAAGGATGTAAGATTGAGTTATGTCAAAAAATATTATGATGCGATATCAACATTCCAAATCAACATTCCAACTCCAGTGATGGGTGGAGTGAGAACTCCAATCAAACAGTTCGCGAGTTGTGTGTTGGTTGATGTGGATGACACACTGCCATCTATTTTTTCATCCAATTCTGCTGTGGGATATTACATTGCACAGAGAGCCGGCATTGGTTTGAATCTTGGAAGGATCAGAGGCATCAACTCCAAGATAAGGGGTGGTGAGGTAGCACACACTGGCGTGGTTCCGTTCCTTAAAGTTTTCGAAGCCACAGTTAGATCATGCACACAAAACGGAATACGTGGCGGGTCTGCGACTGTACACTTTCCTATATGGCATCAAGAGATTGAAGACATCCTTGTACTTAAAAACAACAAAGGCACAGAAGACAATCGTGTAAGGAAATTAGATTATTCAATACAGATATCAAAAATATTTTATGAAAGAGTTTTACAGGGCGGAGACATCACATTATTTTCACCACACGATGTGCCAGGATTGTATGAAGCATTTGGACATGACAACGAAAAGTTCGATGAACTGTATGTCAAATATGAAAACGACAGGAAGACACCTAAGAAAAAAATGAAAGCCATGGATCTGTTCTCTGCACTGCTCAAAGAAAGAGCAGAAACAGGACGCATTTACATCATGAACATCGACCATGCAAACTCGCACTCATCATTTAAGGATCCTGTGCGTATGTCAAACCTGTGTCAAGAAATTACTCTACCGACTGTGCCTATCCAACACATTGATGGAGAACAGGGTGAAATTGCATTGTGCATACTATCCGCCATCAATGTGGGCACTCTTAGATCATTGGATGACTTGGAAAACTTGTGTGACCTAAGTGTAAGAGCATTGGAGCAAATAATTGATTATCAAGGATATCCAGTCAAAGCCGCTGAAACAAGCACCAAAGCAAGGCGTTCACTGGGCATTGGATACATTGGACTGGCACACTATCTTGCCAAACACAAGGTCAAGTATGCAGACAAACAAGCATGGCAGATCACACACGATCTCACAGAAGCATTCCAATACTATCTGCTACAAGCATCAAACAAATTGGCCAAGGAAAAAGGTGCGTGTGACGGATACAAACATACAAAATATGCAGATGGCATACTTCCCATAGACACATACAAAAAAGATGTCGATACCATCGTGCCAAACAAACTCAAGTTGAACTGGGAGAAGTTAAGAAAATCAATCAAGGAACATGGTTTGAGACACAGCACACTGTCAGCACAGATGCCATCGGAATCATCATCCGTGGTATCAAATGCAACAAATGGTATTGAACCACCTCGTGCATTGTTATCAACTAAGAAATCAAAGAAAGGCCCATTGAAACAAGTGGTGCCGGAATACTCACGCCTGAAAAACTTTTACACACTGCTTTGGGACATGCCAAGCAATGAAGGTTACATCAATGTGGTGAGTGTCATGCAGAAGTTTTTTGATCAAGCCATATCAGGCAACTGGTCATACAATCCATTGCACTACGAGAACAACGAAGTGCCAATGTCGGTGATGTTGAAAGACCTATTAACAACGTATAAATTGGGTTGGAAAACATCTTACTACCAAAACACCTATGACTACAAGGGTGAAGAAGAAACTGTACAACCACAAGGCATAGAAGACACAAAAGAACCGGAAATCATCGAAATAAAAGATGATCAAGATGACGAACTATGTGACGCTTGTGCGATATAGTTGACTAATTACACATACGGATATAAATTAAAGACATGGCAAAAACAGTATTCAACAGAAATGAAGTAGACTTCACAAAGCAACCAATGTTTTTTGGTGAAGATCAGAACACCCAAAGGTATGACCAATTCAAATATCCAGAGATGGACAAACTCAATCAAAGGATGCTTGGTTATTTTTGGAGACCAGAAGAAATATCACTGCAAAAGGACAGAGCAGATTTCCAAATATTCCGTCCTGAGCAAAAGCACATATTCACATCAAATCTAAAATATCAAACACTTTTAGATTCTGTGCAAGGCAGAGGTCCTTGCCTGTCATTCTTACCATACTGCTCACTGCCTGAACTGGAAGGTTGCATCATAACATGGGACTTCATGGAAACAATCCATTCACGTTCATACACATATATTATGAAGAACGTGTATGCTGATCCGTCAGAAGTTTTCGACACAATCCTTAATGACGAAGAGATAGTTAAGAGAGCGATATCAGTCACAGAAAACTATGATAGATTCTCGGAACTTGCACAGGATTATTTTGTTAAAGGCAAAGGTGACTTGGATGAGGTTAAGAAACAACTTTATCTTGCAATGGTCAATGTAAACATTCTTGAAGGACTAAGGTTTTATGTTTCATTTGCATGTACGTTTGCTTTCGGTGAACTCAAACTCATGGAAGGTTCAGCAAAGATTATTTCTTTCATCGCAAGAGATGAAGCAACACACCTTAACCTATCAACACAGATCATCAAGAACTGGCATGAAGGCGATGGTGGCATGAAGAAGATTGCAAACTCATGCAAAAAAGAAGTCATCGAAATGTACAAACTGTGCGTTGAAGAAGAAAAGGCATGGGCAAAACATTTGATGAAAGATGGATCCATCATTGGATTGAATGAAAAGTTATTGGGCGACTATGTCGAATTCGTTGCAAACAAAAGAATGAAAGCAATTGGATTTGATCCATTGTTTGACAGACCTGCGAATGCAAATCCACTACCATGGACACAGCATTGGTTATCATCAGCAGGTTTACAGGTTGCTCCACAAGAAACAGAAGTTGAATCATACATCATCGGCGGTGTCAAACAGGATGTTGATCAAGACACACTCAAAGGATTTAAATTATAATGTTAGTAGAACCAGGTTACCAACCCAACGACATCATTGCCATGCGTATCACAGGCGGTGACGAAGTTGTGGCAAGATACATTTCACAGGACGAAAAAACAATCAAAGTTGCAAAACCATTGGCACTGGCGATGACCCAACAGGGCATAGGCATGACGCAGTATGTGATGATGGCAGACATGACCAAAGAGTTCGTGTTCAACAAGCAGTCTGTGGTGACCATACAAAAAGCCAACAAGGGAGCCACTGATTCCTACATCAAGGGCACCACTGGCATCCAACCTGCTTCATCTGTGCCTCCACTACAAACGAAGTAGACAAATTCTCAAAAAGAGACTAAAATAGTATTGCTGATGCTTGATGCTATCTCGGACTCCGGGGCAGTACCGGACACCTCCACCATTTCAATCGCTTAAAACATCTTCGGGTGTTCTGAGGGGGTGAAATAGGATCGACGGGTAGAGTAGTTGGCAAAAATAAACGCAGATGAAAATCTTGCACTTGCGGCCTAATTTAGGCTGACGGGGTTTGGCCCACCTGGCAACAGAAAGGGCCACTTTAATTAAATACTCACATATAAAGAAAGGTACAGTAGTGAAAGTTAATACGAACCCATTGATTAAATTGATTGTTAAATGCAGAATGTTCTATGCGGACATCCGTGGACATCACGGTAAGAGGTGGGACTACGAACCAAGCAAATATTATATGGGAGGAATTCGACGTGGCAGAAACAAAAGATGAAGAGGGTAAATTAGAACTTTCTATCAGAGTACTTGGCAATGAACTAATTGCAATCAAAATGGAAGTCAACGATTTCAAAATGAAATGGTTGGTTGTAGGAGTAGCAACACTTATAGGACTTGGCTACGCAGTATCATCATTCGGTCCTGACATAATGAACACATTTGGGAGTGGCATGTAATGTACGAATACAAGTGTAAGATAATAAAAGTAGTGGATGGTGACACAGTTGATGTTGACATAGATTTAGGCTTTGGCATGTGGATCAAAGACGAAAGAGTGAGAATCATGGGCATTGACACACCGGAATCAAGAACCAGGGACAAAGTTGAAAAGAAATTTGGACTGGCATCAAAGGCAAAACTCAAATCATTGCTAGGTAAGTCAGGTGTATTGAAAACACAGGTAAACAAAAAAGGTGAAGACATGAAGGGCAAGTTCGGAAGAATATTAGGTGACTTCATTGTTGGTAGCAAAAAAGTTTCACAGATACTGTGTGAAGAAGGATTTGCTGTGCCATACTTTGGTGGATCAAAAGACGAAGTACAAATGATGCATCAAGCCAATCGGAAAAAACTACTCAAGCAGGGTATCGTCAAACTGTAATGACTCTCCATGCCTATGGATGCAGTCTAACATACGGTCAAGCACTTAAAGATTGCCAAGGCGAAAAATCGGGCCCTGGACCGAATCCAAGCAAATTTGCGTGGCCGGTATTGTTGGCAGACCAACTAGGAATAGATTGTATTAATCACTCCATACCGGGTGGTAGCAACAAGTACATCATTCACAAACTCACACAGACACAAATTGATCCAAATGACATCGTGGTAATTCAGTGGAGTTATTTTGCTCGATGGGTGTTCTTCGGCGATGAGGAACAACATGAAGGACCATGGAAGTCACCACACAGCAATTTTTATAAAACAGTATGGAACGCAGAGGATTGCAAATTCAACAACAGGATCCTCATAGATTATGCATGGTTGCACCTCAAAGACATAGGATGTAGATTCGTATTTGCATCTGTAGAAAAAGGACAAAAGGCATTTTGGGTTGATGAAGATTTGGAATATATGTTCGATGATGTGGACTTCCGCAGTGCCAAATTCGATTACAAAAGCATCAAAGATTTCCAATTGGATCTTGCATTGGACAATCGGCACCCGGGTCCACAGAGTCATAAAAAGTATGCAGAATACCTAGCAAAACTGCCAATTCTAGCGGGTTGACAAAAACCAACTTCAATAATATAATAGTTGCATGATGAGAATACTATTAGTGGTGGTGGCGTTCTTAGTTGGTATGCTGTGGGGCAAAAGCAGTTCGGCAGTAGAATACAATCTTATCAGCGAAAAGGATACACCCGAAATATATTGCTTGGCTCAGAACATACTGTTCGAAGCATCCACTGAACCCGTGGCAGGTAAGATTGCTGTTGGTCTTGTGGTGTTGAACAGAGTCAAGGATACAAGATATCCGAATACGATTTGTGAAGTGGTAAAACAGGGACCAATTTATGAATCATGGAAAACAAGAAACAACCCTGATCTCAAGCCAGATGAAAGAGTGTATTTTCCTGTCAAACACAGGTGCCAGTTCAGTTGGTACTGTGATGGCAAGAGCGACAAGATCCGTCCAACAGAAAATTGGTACAAGAGCCAAATTGTTGCACTACAATTGATGGATGGCAAGTTCAACGGTGTCATCGAAGGTGCCACTCACTATCACGCATCTTGGGTGTTCCCCAAATGGAGACACACACTGACATACATCGCCCAGGTGGGAGATCATCTATTTTATAGGTGGGAAAAATGAAGGCCTTAGCCTGTGCTCTAATGATTGCCTGTGGCAATGCATCCTTGACCATGTGGACTGGCCATGTTGATCAGGATCACTTGATACAACCCGCTTTCCAGCATTCCATGGAATACACACAGGACGGTGCTGTGACCTATTGGAACGACAAATCTGCACACAAAAGTGGCTACATCAAGCCACTGTACAAGACCACAAAGTTCAAAGGACCCTGCAGACACTTCGAAATAGGCTATTACTACCCAGATAAACAGCCTACATACCACTGGGGTGTGGCGTGTAGACGTGACAGTGTTTGGTTGGTTCAGTAATAAATAAACACAACAAAGGAATACAACGATGCCAATAGGATTTACAAATTCAGGAGTTGACGCAAGGGTACTCAAACACTTCAGATGCACTGTTGCTATGAGTGGTTTCAACACATCATCAGATGAGCAAGGTGGAGGTTGTACTCCTAACGGGAACTTTCCTACAACAAACAAATATTTTTATTCAACTAATTTAACAGGTGGCAAATCAACTACAAGAGCCACAACCAATGCACTTGCACTTAGACGTGAAAGAGGATTGATGAGATGGGAATCTGTGGTTAAGGCCCTAAACGAAAAATCCAATTGTGAAATTTTTGACATCGAAATTGTTGAAGCCAACGGCGATGCTCAAGCAACACAGATACAATGGACTGTGGCATACGAAGACACAGATGCACTGTTCGACAAAGACGCAACATCATTCACATCAATCGACGCTTCAACTGTTGTCAACACACCAGAAGAAGTGATCAAAGAACAGATCGTGCGTGGACTAAATTTTGGTGCAACCTACACAGATGATTCATCAGTGACTGGATCAAACACAGAACTAAGAACTGTGTACAGACCAGCAACAACAGATTCAGTGGTGCAGAGTGTGACAGCGAATCCACCAGCAGACACTGAAACAATTTTTGCGGCAACAACTGTTGCACAAATCACAACTACCAAGTTAGTATCCGGCGAAGATAGTTAATAGATAAACATTTGTATGGATCTCGATGTCCTACAAAACTTATCTCAAGTCTATGAAGAACCATATCCACATGTGGTTATTCACAACGCACTCCCTGAACACATATACAACGAATTGGATGCCACATTCCCAATCAATGCAGTACAAAGCATTGAAGCAGTGGAAGGCATCACTCATAAACTCAACACACATGACATAGAACAAATGAAAGTGCCAAACATATGGCAAGAGTTTTGTGCCTATCATACCAGCAAGGCTCACGTAGACAATTGCATCAATCTGTTCCAAAACAAAATTAAAAAACTGTTGGGTGAAAAGATGTTTGACCAAATC